TAGATTAACCACCACTGGCGGACATTTGTCTTTCCCCCACGGACACATTTGTGTGCGCACGGTGGATACAAGTTGTACGTGTGGCGTGGACAGGGAGCACTTTAGTACATTAAAGTGACAGTATATAAATAGGCCCGTGTATATTTCAACACGGGCCAATATATATTATTCTTCAGAAGTTCCCATATAGAAAATGTCAACATAAAGAGGAATACAAAGTTCATTATCTGTTGTTCCGTCAAGTCTTGTGCCTGCTCCTACCTGTAAACTATATCCGTCAACAACAGAGCTATTAAGATACAACCGTCTTGTTCCACGTGTAGTACCATTTGCGTCCGATTGCAGACTTGTACCTCCTCCTGCGCCACTTCCAACAATAAAGATTGCACTTGCACCGCTACCGCACGTAATAACGGCAAATAGTGGGGTTTCAGTAATTTTTCCAATTTTAATGGTTTGCGGCTCAATAGACGTTGGGTAAGGTAACGATGCGCTATAAATTCGTTTTCTTAGCAATCCACGTTTATTAGCATTATTCGCCACCGTAGCCGCCGCCTGTGCCGTTTGGGTAGCATTGGCCGCTGTCTGGTTGACTGCATCCAACTGTGCTTTGCTTGCCCATTCAGCAGGGCCTTTGCCGTCAAAGGTCTGAGCATTGACCACATCAGGCCATGCAATGACAACCATAGCATTAGCCGCATTCACCCATGCGACATACATTTCGCCGCCCTTGACAGTTTTCTTACTGCCGTCCAGTGCCACAATGTCGTTAACAGTTTCCTGATAACTCCATGTGTTAGCGTCACCAGCCGCAACGAACTTGAACACGGTCACGTTAGGCGTGGGATTCTGCGACAGCTTCAACAGGTTAGCGCTTGCCGTAGTGGTGTAAGTAGGCACACCGCCCTTAGTCTGGATTTCATAGATAATGTTATCCAGACTTTCAAAGTTAGCGTTAGTGCTCAAGGGGTTGAAAATGTCGGCGGCTTCACGTAGGTCAAGTTTCAAGTGTTCAGTCTGAGTACTCATTATAAAATACCTCCTTATTTAGTGCTGAACAACAAAGTTCTTTGCGTCAGTGATAAATTCCTGACAGGTCTTATTGTAGTTGATAATCTGTGTGCAGGTGTTATTTTTTGCGTACATATCGCCGCAAGTAAGTGCACCCGGCGCATGGAACAAGCAGAGGAAATCAAACATTGCCTGAATGGTCACATACTTACCAGTCAGCAGGTTATACACCTTTGCATTCTTAATGTTCTTTGTGATAATGTCCGGCAACTGCAACAGCAACATAGCCATACTTGCATCTGTGTATGCGTTAGCTTGCCGCAACATGGTTTTGAGTTCCGCTCGTGCATCTCTGATTTCTTGCTCAAGCAGGGCAATCTGTGCATTGACAAGTTTCTGATAGTCAGCAAAAGCCTTGTCCTGTTTTGCGGTGTAAGCCGCAAACTGTGCGTTAATGTCAGACTTGAACACAATAAATTCGTTTTCAAGCTCGTTAAACTCACGCCGTAACAGTGCAATCTGCTGATCTGTGTATGCGTTGGCTTCCTTTAGGATTCTGTCCTCAATGCTGTTGACTTTCTCGTCAAGTTCTTTGATCTTCTGCAAAATCCAGTCAAGATTTAATTCGTGTAAATTGGAATAGGGAAACTGCTCAAATAATCCCATGTTAATACCTCCTTAATAGACTTGCAGACAGAAGCGGTTTTTGAAGCTCGTTATAATCACGTCAATGATATTATACAAAGCAACTTCACGCTCCGCTTCAATCATCTGTTGGGAAGTAGTCACACCTATATTACCGTGCGCACGTCCTTTTCGCAACAGGTTTCTGTTTCCGGTTTCGTCCGTTGTATTCTCCGCAGACGTTTTAACGGATACCGTCCCCACGTCCTTTTGTTCGCTGTTGTTCTTTTCATTCTGCGTGTTGTTGTCTCGCTCCGTTGGCGTGAACTCAACTTCATTATATGCGCTCACATACTTCTGATCGTTGATAACGCCGTCCGTGTTGCTCTCTCTGGTGCTCGTGCCGTCCGTATCCGTCTTACTGGTTCCGGTTGCATCGGCTTCCGTGTTTTTCTTCGTGTCCTCTGCTTCCGTCCATTCTTCCATGCGGTCATAGTTTTCAATAGGATTATACTCTAACAGCGTTGTTTTGTAAAGCCGTTCCCAGATCGGAAGCTCTTTAGCGCTCCACCTGCCAATCATGGCCTGCATGAAAATAGCATCAGGATAGATTACTTCAAGTTCCGCAGTTTCTGCAAGCAGGTTATCCTTGACAAGTTCCACGTCCACGCCATCAGGGACAACCAACTCGCCCAGAATGCCGTCATTCAACCGTTTCAGGCCCAACAGGCTTACTGTTGCCGACATTGTTCACACCCCCTTCATAAGCGTCAGGGAATCGCCACTCAACAGAAAGATCTAAGCCAAACATATCGTTTGTTGCCTTGATACTCTCCTGCAATTCTTCCAGCCACATAGCGCATTTGCTCTGTGTCTCAACGTTATTAGCGTTCACTTCGTCAGTTACCAGCCGTTCACGCTTGTCCGTGTTAGCGTTGGGAATGCCAATATCCGTGTCAAACATTGCTTCAATTTTGCGCATATCGCTGAGAATGTCGGAACTGATATAAACCTGCTTCAAGTTCTGTTCAAACGCTTCCCACGCTTTACTTCCGTCATCCCGGAACAGGTTCTTGTCAATCACTGTGCAGACTTCGCCGGACGCTACACGGTCATACATCTTTTTGAAGCTCTCTGCGGCGGTCTTGTTACCAGCCGCAAACACATACGCAAGGTGTGTGTTCATAAGGTTCATTCCGACAGATTCAGCGCACAGCGCTAACATATCGCCATAGTACCCCACAATATCCATAATACCGCCATAGTCCGGCTGTAAACGGATAATCGTGCATTGGCTTCCGATTCTTGGCTCAAGGATACCACGCAAGAGGGGATTTGTGATAATTGCGTTAGTCGGCTGGTAGAACACGTTATAGCCGGTCAGGGTGCACCCCTGCGGAATAACACCAAAACTGTTTGTGTTGACAACTGCGAGATAGCCCCAGCAGTACAGCACATACAGGAAATAATTCTTGCTCCAATGCTCCGGCAACTTCCACTTGAAAAGCGACATAGCCTTTTGAAGCAGGTAGCGCCGGAAGTATTGGGAAAGTGCTGTGTTTCTGCAATGGACGGTGGACGGACTTACAGCGGCGTTTTGCGCGTTGATATAATCATAGTTTGCCGGGATACCGTTACCAATCATTGGGATCATCTCCTTTCTTTCATTTTAAATAGTAGCCAGATCGGTAGCTGTGAGATCGGCGGCTCATGCCCTGTGATGTACTGATACCAGTATTCCGCTTGCTTGCTCCGTGCCGGTTGCGGCTTCACTGTTGGGCGCTCATAGTTATATAGGAACGCTTGCGCAAGATAGGCAGGCGGCTTATCAGATTGCGAGAACTCCCGGAACGTCATAGGGTAAAGGCTGGTACTGATCCACTGCAAGCGGTTCTCCAACTCGTATATGATCCGCTCCATCTCTTTCTGCCCGTTGTCTTGCCAGTTAGTACCGGCCCATTCGGAATAATTGGTGTACGGTGTCCACTGTACCAACCCATAGCCGCCCACAAACGGGTCAAGGTTTTCCCATATTCCCGGATTCAGTGTGCTTTCTGTCTGCATATTGCCAAACATGGCGGAGATAGCGTTATCCGTCCATCTGTTAGACTTGAAGAAATAATGCATAATGTCGGCGTTGTTCTTCATTTCGTCCATCGACAGATAGCGGTTTCCTGTAATCCATGCCATCAGCACTCACCTACTCATAGAAATATCCGGCTTCAAGGTATCCCTTTACCATCCTGTTTTCTTCACTCGTTCCGGCGATTGCAAGATCAGCGTTTTCAATCAGTTGATAACCGGGAATAGAGGAAAGCACTTTCTTCTTGCATAGGGGTCTGCCTAAATCCTCGTTATCCTCGTCCACAAGCAGATAAAAGATCATGCGCAACTTACAGGAATAGGCCAGAGACACAAGCGAACCGTTTGTATTCATTTTTGACACATCAGGAAACGCCATATCCGTAGCCGCTCCAATGGTGGAAAAGATCGTGCTTGCAATACTGCCCTTGCCGGAAAAGAGACTTACAACAGAATTTGCAACTTCACCAATTGCCTGAAGTGTGTTACTTGCGAGTTGTGCCAACTGGATAGGGACACCCAACTCCGCAAAAGTCAGGCTAAAAACGCCTTCCCCAGAACTAAGCGCAAGCCGTGCCTGATTTGCAACCATATCAACAGCGCATTGTGCAGTTAAGGTGCTTACAGTCAACAGAGACGGATTCAAGGCAATCCACCCCACACCGGGAAAGAATAGGCTCGCCTGTGTATAGGGCGCTTGATTCAAGTATGCGCCTCTGGTGCTCTGAGGGTGTTTAGGGATTGTAAATTCTACCGTTTCATAGTGGATCGTGGCAACTACTTTTTTACCGCTGACAGGAATTGACCACCAACCCATAGGAATAGATTCAACGGCTGTTCCCTCCACGGCGAACGGATACCAGACGCAAGACACAATATACTGCATGGGATTGAAAAGCACTTTCAAAAGCTCGCTTGAAATCTCCGTAATGCTCCCCAGATAGTCAACGTTCCCCAACATATAAGATAGGAAGCTGTTCATTTCCGTCTGCGTGAGTGCGTAATAGTGTGCCGCTCCCACGCCGCCGTCCTCGGAGTTTACAATCCCAAGAACGTAAGTACCAGTTGCGAGGGACGTTTTCCACGGTGTTGCTTTTTCGTAGACATTCACACTTGCCGGTTGTTTAGTCGGATATAGTACATCAATCACGCCGCCGTCAAAGGTCTTTGAACTGCGCTGTACGTATTGTGTACTGTTTCCGATACTGTTTTTCCAACTCGCCAGAACGTCAACCTCCAAGTGCGCCGTCCACAAGTGGCCATCTCCAACCGTCCAATCCCTGATAAAATAGTAGCGGTTTCCCAAATCGGAAATATACGCATAATTATAATAAGAGGGATTTCCCTTTAGGCCAAAGTCAAAAGTAATTTCCGGCCTTAACAGGCTTGTAGGCATCTTCAAGACTGCGTTGTGCGTTCTCTGCGTGGCGGTGCTGTCCGGTCTTTTTGTGCTGTTCTCACGCTTCTTGAACTCGTACAGCGTTACACTAAGCATAATTGACCTCCTTTAAAATAGGGGCAGGACATGAGGAAAGTGCCCCACCCCTCCGTGTGTTAATCCAGCAACAGCAGAACGCCCTTTTCACTCATGTCCATGATAGCCCGGAAGTTAACATGGTCAAACGTGTTCCAATAGCGGCCCTTGGCGTTCTTCGGGGTGATATCGCTGGTTGCGCGAATCTGGGCATAACCCAGCGCTTCCTCGTCAAAGATAACGCCGAAGATTCCTGCCTGTTCCACGGCCTCGCCGGTGGTGGCGGTGCCGGTGGTGGACGTGTACACGGGCTTCAAACTGATACTGTCAGGCGTTTCGATGGACTGCCAGAAGTTAACGCCCTCGTAGTCCGTATACTTGAGATAGTTGTCGTGGAAACTGTTTGCTTTGACCATAGCATCAAACTGATCCATAGCTTTGGCATATAGATAGACTTTCTGACGGGCGGCGGGAGTGTGGCGCATAACGTGCTTCTCGTTGATAACCGTCTGGAACATCTCGGATCGCTCGGTCATCATTCGGGAGATGGTTGCAACTCTCGCGTATACCCACTGCATAAAGCTGGGGAAGTTGTCCGGCTGATAGATAGCCTGTGCGGTCAGCGTCAAACCGGTTTCGGCATTGTACTCTGTCAGCAGATGTACAACGCGCGTAGCCTGCTTTTCGGCAAGGATAGAACCAATGTAGTTTGCCAGAATGCCGCGCGCGATATTCTCGCGGTACTGCTCAAGCTTGTCGGAGCGGTTGCCGGAAACCATCGCATTAAACCTCATAAATTCGTCCGGGCCGGTGAAAGCGGTGTCCAGCTGATCCTCGAAAATGGTATAGCTGTTTTCATAAACGGCCTGACCATAGAAATTGACCTGAAGAATGTCGGGCTTGTTCAAGGCGTACATATCCACGCTCTGACCGTTGCCCAGCGGGTTACCGGTCTTGGTAGCGTCGTAGCCAACAGGCCAGATGAAGCGGGCATCGTCCTCAATGGGCTTATCTGCAATAGACAACTTCCGAACGGCGTTACCCCAGCGGCTCATGTTCATTTCCAAGCCGGAGAACTTGCGCTCATAGGGGCGGATACTGAAAATAGTACGGCCCCACATCTGGGACATTGCATTCAAGATGGGGTCATAGCCAGTTTTCAGCGCAACCTGTGCCACGCTGACAAACTCGCCGGGAGTGGAAGCGGTAATAACCGCCTGGCCGGTCGCCTGCTGGACAAGGGATTGTAGAATAGTGCCTGCCTGGAAAATGGTCATGTCATTAACATTTGCCATATTTTATTTTTCTCCTTTCGGCGCGGGATTGATAATCTCCGCGAGAATTTCTTCCGGGGTCTGAACCTTGGGCTGATTCACGTTCATGATGTTGCTCCCTTGCACAAGTCCGGTCAGCTTCTGCAACTCTGCAAGGACGGGATCAACAGGAACAGGCGCAGGCTGAGGAACAGGCGCAGGCTGAGGAACAGGCGCAGGCTGAGGAACGGGCGCAGGCTGAGGAACGGGCGCAGGCTGAGGAACGGGGGGATTGCTAATCATAGAAAGTCCGGCAATCTGCTGTGCAGTAAAACCGGCTTTTGCAAGGGTCAGAATTTCGTCAGGCTTAAACATTTATTTCACCACCCTTACAGCGGAAATAGGATTGCCGTTCTCATTCCACGTCATATCATAGATACCCTCGGGAACTTCAACCCGAACCGTTTTACCGGCGTTCTCCTTATTAAACCGCATATAATCATGCAGTCGCTTTACTTCGGGGGCAGGCTCGCCCTGCTGGAAACCCTCTTTCATTTCCTGTTCCGTCCAGCCCTCCGGGCGGCTCTTTTCAAGGTGGAAATCACACCCGGCCTGCTTCAGACGCTCGTTGATAAGCTCATAGCTTTCGCCGTGTGCAAGACCCTGCTGAATGATTTCATTAGCTTTCATAGTTTCCATGTTATTTTCTTCCTTTCTTTAAATAAATCAAAATAACGTGCGCCACGTTGCGGGTTGAACATACCTGCCGCCGCTCGTGGTCAAGGTATACCTGTGAACTACCGCCGCAGTCAAGCATTACAGCATCTTCCCAACCGTAGCTTTGAAGTAGCTGTGCAAGCTGTTCCGGCGTTTTCCGTGCTCGTGTTCTGTCCTTGGACGCATACAGACAAAGCCGCTTCTGTCCGTTGACGTATTTTGTTCCGATAGCCGTTCTCCCACGCCTGCCGCCTTGTGCAACGTTGTAGATCGGCTTCTTGATTGCTTTTCCGTCCATCACGATATGACTGCAAGCAATGAAATTTTCCCATGCTTCATTAGGGACTAAATCAAAATGAAAGCTGTTTGCGTTGTAGTTGTCCCAGAGATAACCACGATACAGGTCTTTCCCATGGTACAGCGTTACACCGTTCCGGCGCAGAGGACAAACAGGGTTGCCGTTCCTCATATTATATAAGGTGCCGTTGATTGCATAGTCTGCGCCGGTTGCGCTGATAATGGCGGATAGAGATTTCCGCTTTCGTGTTCGTGGATTTGGTTTGTTCAGGTAGATTTCAATTCTTTCAATATCATCCAATGGAATTGAAACGGCTACCTCATTCTCTTTCTTCGCTGACATGGCCGACACGCTCCTTTAGCAGTGATACAACCTCTTTCAAATCTCGCAGTGCTTCGGTGTTCTCTTTCACGACTTCCGTCCAACGCTCACTTTCGGCGGCGTGGCTCTCCCTCTCCTTGTTCTGCATCCAGAACATAACGCCTACACAGACGATAGGGAAACCCAAATTGCTAACAAGCTGTGTTACGGTTGCGACATCCATTTACATTTCCTTTCTGCCAGATAATAATTTAGAGTAAGGGTTTCTTGCGGTAGTCAACCGCTTGCATCAGCTTCCGGCCGTGACTTTATGCAACCCTTACTCTGATATAAGAGTAGCTTATTTCAGATACTTTGTCAAGTAGTGTTCCGCTAAATATTCTTCAAAAGTTACCTTATTTTTCATGTACGCATCCCATAGCCAGCCATACAGGCGTTTGAAGCGCTGTATATCTGCTTCACTGTCGGTGTAGTATGGGGGACTGCCGGACTTGTGCAAGGAAACGTAATAGGTTCCATCTGACTTGTGCCGATACACGCAGATTTTAGAGATTGCGCAAATAGGGATAAATTCTTTTATAGGTCTGCTCCGAATGTTTCCGAAATCGTTAAATGCAAATTTGTTTTCCAGTGCCATTTCAGAAAAGCGTGTGCCCTCCGTAGCCTTGTATAGTACGGTGTTCCGCTTTTCGTCCGAAATGGGCGAGTGTTGAAGCATATAGAGACATATACCTCGCTTGTTGTCTTGATAGACTTCTTTGCCCTTGGCTAACATCTCATTTGCTCGTTTTACCAGATTGAAACCGACAAACACCGGGTTAGCTACATCGTTAGCGTTGGCGAGACATAGCAACTGTACCGGCTTTTTTCCTTGAAGCTCCCTATTTCTGTTGACGGTTTCATAGCAGTTCATAAGCGCTTCAAACTCGTTTTTAATTGGGCGCTCGTGCCGTTCCGGGATAAATTCATCAAAGATCATCAGGTCAACATCAGAAGCGTCAAACCCTCGGATATTGGAAAATGTTGATAATGCGGCTGAATACCCCAAAGGCTTTCCTTGCTGTATCTGTTTGCCATCCTCGTCTACCTTATAAAAATAAAAGGCGCTGTTGTACTTCGTAACAGGCGAGGACGTTATTAAGAGGTTTTGATCCTCGCATATTCGCTTGAATGGGGAAAACTCCGGTTTTGTGATAATGTCGGCCTGTGCCTGTGTTCGCCGGATCAGCAAGAAAGTTCTTGGAACTTGGATAGATTCTAACAGACTGCCGTAAGTTTTGCCGGTGGCTCGCCCTCCAACCGCAAAGTTAAAGGGCAAGCCCCGCTCAAGCAATCCGTGAATATCTAAATAGCCGCTATCAAGATATATGCGGCTCATGAGTTACACCAGAGTGCAGGTAATAAATTCCCGGCCTGCCTTGCTCTGTCCGCTGATAACCTCAATGGTGTAATCCTCGCCGTCCATCAGTTCGGCAATGTTCATGAAATCACGCTTAAAGGTGTCGCTGTTGGTGGCGCACACGCCGCCGTCCTTGTCCATGATCGACAACACTTCAACTTCCTTACCGTCCTTGTTCACGTCACTGTAAATGCAGTAGGCGGTAACGTCAATCTGAACGCCGATGAAATCTTTCATCTTCTTAATAGCCGGGTCAAGGGTCAACTTGTAGGATTCACGCTTGGTCAGTTCCTTGCTGGTCTTAATGATAGTCATAGTTTGCTCTCCTTTAAATTTTATTTACCACGGTGTTCCCGTTGGTTACTTGTATAACATTGCCCGGAACAGTTGTGAAGCCACGGGCAACCTTTACAACCGCAATTCATGCAATCAACATCTTCATGAAAACGGTCAGCAGATTTTAAACATTCCACACACATATCGTGTCCGTCATTCATATTCATACCTGATTTCTGTCAATAGCCGCTTATAATCGGCTGTCAGTCCTAATGTATAAGTGCTTGGCCGTAGGCAGACATTAGCCGTAATTTGACAGGTCTGTCCCCCTGCTTCATACTCTGTTGCGATGTATGTGGGCAGATCGTTATAAATTGCTTCAAGTCCTCCGGCTTTGACAAAGGTAAATCCCTCGTGAAAGGCTGTAATTCCTCCGTGCGCTTCAAGTTCTTCACCCCCTTTCTTTTTCTCAACTCCGGCAATGGTGCAGATCAGTTTGCTATCCGGTGTTTCACGGTAAACATACTTTTTTGCGCCCATTGTCCGAAATTCGCACATATCATGCTCTTGCTCGTATACGCCCATGTAGTGTGTAATCCCTGCCGAATCAGTGGCGTATGCTCCGCTGTTGCGGCTGTCTTTAATGCGTTCCCGGTTAAATTTGTCCAGATTGATTTCACCTAAATATTTAACGCTATCGGTATCGCAATAGACAAATTGCGGTGCATTGGGATCATCTGGATCACCGTGGGCAAGCCTGATACCCTCCTCAAGTCTATATCTTGCCCATGCTGTCACCCACACGCCCCACTGATATGCAAGGAACGCCTTTCGGTTATATGCTAACAGTAAACCGGCTTCGTCCTCGTTCTGTTCTTTAAAGTCATTATCTATAAATAGGATCGACTGCTTTACAGGGTCTTGTGCACACATTCCATAAAGCGAGTTTAGCTTGTTCTTTGATTTCATATATAGCAATTCTTGCCCGTCAACGTTCTTTAACTCTGTCTTGTAGTGGTAGTATTGGCAGATCGTTTTTATTAGCGGCTTAGGCAAGTATCCATAACGGGCGGTTGCTACATCGTAAATTTTCATATCCGTCCATGCGTACTCACTTAGTAAAATTTTCAAGTCAATGTCTGTTATGGTGGTTTCCAGATAGTCAGCGGATACAATTCTACCATTATCAAGCAGTGCGTTTTCAACGTGTCGGCACTTTGCTAATGATAGATAGGGGCATCCCCAATCAACCCTTTGCAGGTGTGCGCCTGTGATTGCTACTCGCATAATGCAGGCTTTTTGACGCTTTCCTAATATCTTGATAACTTCGTCAAATGGTACATCGCCCAGCCGGTAAAATTCGCTGACAGGGAATTTGCAGTTGCACATTACATCCGGGTAACTGCTGGATCGGTCTGCGCTGTGAACGTTGTGCAAGGTGTAATTTGCATAGTATCTATTTGCATGGGTGTTACCTCCCCGGAACGCTTCCCTAAGCATTTTGTATATCTCATAGTCTGGTAACTGACCTTTGACGAAATTGTAAGACACTTCCGACATTGCTTTCTTGGCATCCCGGCGGACATAGCCAGTTGAAGTTAGCGGAAATGTATACAGGTTATCTCCGTCATGCTCCATTTCAATTTGAATTGCTTCGGTTAAGCCTTGCACATCATGTATGCAATAAGCTAATTCCTGTTCGGTCAGTTCTGTCCATGGATAGCGTACTTTGTCATAGTCAAATGTTCCTGTCAGCTTCTTATGCTGTACGCCCATTTTCTTAGTATATGTGTCTAAGTTCATGTTGCTGTGCAGGTAACTGCATCGGAATTCAAAACAGTTGTGCATATCACATTTCAAAACTTTACGAGATCGGACGGCGAAAACTTCTTCCGGCTCAAAGAGGTAGATACCTCTTAGAAACTGGAATTCATAGGAAAGATTGTGAACAAAAACAACCAGAAAAGTGTCATCAAGAACGTTCTGCAACTTCTTTTGAAATTGTGTAAATTCATCCCATGTTCTCCCAACAACCGTGTAGGCGTTTCCAAATTGCCACTGCCAGATGTACATGATAGAGTTTTCAATATCTGCAAGTCTGGTTGTCTCAATGTCAAACGCTGTTATAAGGTCTTTATATTTCCGGCGCTTCTTTGTGCGTTGGTTGCCTTTCTTCCGTTTTACTTCCGGTATTTGCTCAAGCCATGCAAGGGGAAATTCTGACGGCTTGATTACCATAGAAATTCATCTAACGCCTGCAATAGCTCACCGGAAGATCGTTCAACAACATTCGACTTGCGTTCAAATGGTGCATCTCGCTCCGCTTGCCACGCTTGGAACGCCCGGAAAATTTCGGCTGATTTATTGACTTTCTGCGTTGCTCGTTCAAATGCTTCTGAGTTTTTGATTTTCTCGTATACGTCCATTGCTACAAGACTACCATAGCCACGCAGATTAGACGCTTTCCAATACCGGAAGAATTCGCCTATATCATTAAAATTTTGTTCGTTAACGTATTCGTAGCCATGTTCGTGGAAAGTCTTGATTGCTTCTTTGCGATAGCGCTTAATGCCTGTGAGTGTGCCGGTCTTGGCTTGCATCATCTTTGCAAGGTCTGCCAATAGGATTTTCTGCTCGTATGGTTTCAGTTCAGAAGCAGGTTTATACTTGTCCTTGTTATAATAGTATGTCTTGCTTGCTCTGCCGATTTCGCTTTCTTCCATGCGCTTTAAGCGCTTCACTGCGATTGATCTTAGTCTCTGGTATTCTCGCTTGATTGTTTCAGGTGTCCATACGTCAGCGTGTCGGATTGCGTCCAGTGTGTACAGTTCCGGGGTGTCTTTTGGGTCAATCACTTCCCCGGTTGCCGGGTCTGCTGTTCGGTAGAACTTCATGCTTTGCTATCTCCTTTCGGAAAAGCTCACGGCAAAAAGCCGAGGTAGACATATCGCGTTCGGCGGCTATGACCTCAAGCGTGTCCTTAAGGTCAGCCGGAACGGATAGGGTCAAATGGGTCGTTGCCCGGTTCTTAAAACGGCCTCGCATTGTTCTCTACTCAACTCCTTTCGTATAAGATTGATACGGAGACCTGGCTTTTTGCGCTTGGCAATTGCGATACATTGTAGCGCAACGTGCAAATCAGAAAAAAGATATGTGGTCTTGGGCCGATATTTGTAATGCACTGTCACCAGCCATCTATTACCGCTCATTAAGTAATCCTCCGGAATATTCTTCACCAGTTAGAATTGCATACATGATCTTTGCAGTAGTATATCTTGCGAGACTACGCCGATAGACTTCGCTACCCCATCCCTCACGGTTAAGCCAATACTGCACCTTATCATAAAGTTCATTGATATAGCGCTTCGCCTTTTCTTTTCGTAACAGATTAACCATTGTATAATCTCCTTTCCAACAGGTGTGATCCCTGCTCATTATATTCCCAAATTTCAACATCGTAGCCGCAGTTATGGAAACGGATATAGCGCTCAAGAATCCAGCTATAATCATTCGACCAGCAAGAAAGATGTTCGCCGTTCTTGTAGTAGATCAAACGGTAGCGCATTTAGTTCTCCTCCTTAATAAAAGATGATAAATGATACATAATTGTAAAATTCTCATGCTTGCAGAATGCAAGGGCCTCGCCCCAACTTTTGAACTCATATAATTGCGGAATTTTGCAAGGGTCAGATCTCCAAACGCCGACAATAGCTTTCATTGCATGATCCTCCCACCTAATATTATCTGTATATTATCACATAAATTACCCAAAAGCAATAACTTTGAGTATTATATATTCTAATAGTACACATAAGCAAATAATATACCTCCACTTTAGCACGTTAAAGCACACCCTGTCCGCCTACCACGGACAAATTGTGTCCGTGTTGTGCGCACAAATGTGTCCGTGGGGGAAAGACAAATGTCCGCCAGTGGTGGTTAATCTA